ATCCAGCTGGCAACCCGTGCGCCGGCAATGCCGGATGGTGGTGATGCGGCTGACGACGTGATGCTGGTCACTGACCCGGTGTCTGGTATCACCTATGAATTCTGCGTGTATCGCCAAAAACGTCAAACCCGGTATGAAATTAACGCCGCGTGGGGCGTAAAGATGGTCGCACCACGCCACGCTGGCATTCTGATCGGCGCGTAACCAAAGGGGCTTCGGCCCCTTTTCTTTTCTCCGGAGCAGGCAAATGAACGAGACCATCAAGGTAAAGCCGTGGGGCGAAGGCCAAGGCGACCACGTCGTCATCAACAAAGACGATTTCGACCCCGAAAAACATCAGTTGTTCGGCGAAACCGAACAAGTCGAAGCCACGCCTAAGCGCAGCCGCAAGTCGCAAGAACAGAACACCGAACAGGAATAACCGAACATGCCAGCAACCATCTATCAGGGCGGTTTCGCTACCGACACAATTCAGGCTGGCAATGTGATGACCATCACGGCTAGCGGCTCCGCGCTGGTGGACAGCTATTTCGTTGAAATCAACCAAGAACCGCCTGAGGTTCTCGTCGAGCGCAGCGCCTATTGGTACAGCATGTGGTCCCATCGCCGTAATCAAGCATGGAAAGGGTATTTGCAAATCGACCTGAATCCTGAGCACGATGCGGATGCACGTGAACGCTTAACCCAGTTAGATGGTCAGGAGGCGCAAGCATGAACAACGAAGATCGCCAGCATTTGCTGGCTGAGCGCACTTTCCTGCAAAGGCTGCTGGCCAAAACTCCTGCCACGGCACGTTTGACACGCATGAGCGATGAAGCCCGGCTGCGCAAGGTGGAGGCGCAGCTTGCCGCGTTGCCCGCTGATGAAAGAACACCCGCACGTGCGCGCCTGACCTTTGATGGCGTTCCAGTGATTCGTAGCCACGGCATCTTTGCCGACTTCGGCATGAAGGCCGTCAGCAGCTTTACGGAAGCAGTTGCATCGGTCGCAGCATCGCTGTCCGCGCCTCTGGCTGCGATGGGGCCTATTCCCAACCGTGACCAGAACCAGTTGCTGATCACCAGCACGGCGGTCGGCTCGTTTGGTTTTGAGCTGGAGCGGTTCGACGGCCAGAATGTGATCGACAAGGCTGCGATCCAGCAGGCGCTGATGTATTAAGCCACTTCGCCCTAACCGAACAAGCCCCGCTCCGGCGGGGTTTTGCTTTTATCACTGAGGCCCATATGGCACTCATCACCGAAACCGGAACAGGAGCCAGCGACGCCGAGAGCTATATCTCTGTCGCTGACGCCGATGCCTACCACGCCAATCGAGCCAATTCAGCGTGGTCTAGCGCAACCACCGCCAGCAAAGAGGCCGCGCTGCGCAAGGCAGCCAGCTATATCGACGGCAATTACCGTTTCTGTGGCAGCCCATCGAGCGCGACACAGGCGCTGCAATGGCCGCGCATTGGCGTTCGGCTCAACGACTATCCGCTCGCAACCAACGTCATCCCGCGCCAACTGCAATATGCATGCGCAGAACTGGCGCTGGTCGCGCTGTCGGAATCGCTTACATCCGCCGTTGACTCGCAATCGGTCGCATCGAAAACCGTTGGGCCGATCAGCATCAGCTATGCCGCGCCGCGCAATGGCGGGCGCAAGCGCTATCCGGCCGCTGACGACTGGCTGTCTAGCTTGATGCAATCGCGATTTGCCGCCGAAGTGAGCCGGGCATGAGCTTTTATACCGATCTGCAGGCTGACGCCGCTGGATTGCTCGCAGAGTTCGGGCAGCAAGTCATGCTGCGCAGGCAACAGCCTGGCAGTTATGACCCAGCTACCGGAACAGCCTCCGTGACGATTGCCGATACCTTCGGCCCAGCGGTGATACTGGATTACTCCGGCTATGAGATGGCAAACAACGCCAGCATCCAGACGGGCGACAAGCGGGTGTTGCTGTCGGCTGTCGATATGCCGCAGCCGATGCCGGGGGATCTGATTTACATCGACTCAGTGCAGTGGGCGGTCAAAGCATCAACGTCTGTGTCTCCGGCCGGAACCGCTGTGCTGTATGACGTGCACGTGAGGCAGTAATCATGGCCAACGGACAGTTCGCGCTTGATCTGCGGAGGGCGATTGATGCGGCGAAGGGCCAGCAGGAGGGCGCAATTAAAAAGGTCGTAATTGACCTGTTTTCTGACGTGATTGCCAAGTCGCCTGTCGATACCGGGCGGTTTCGCGGCAACTGGCAGTGCGGGATTAACTCGCGTCCTGCCGGCACAGTTAGCACTGTAGACAAGACGCCTGCAGGAAGTGCAGGCGGCAACGCCATCGCGCAAATGGCCGTAAAGGTCGCATCGGCAAATGGCGCCAAGGAATTCTGGCTGGTCAATAACCTGCCATACGCCGGCGTGCTCGAATATGGCCGCGCAAACGGCCAGCCGGGCAGCCAGCAGGCGCCTGCCGGCATGGTTCGAATCAGCCTCGCAGCATTCAACGCCAAATACGGAGTCTGATATTGTCCGATACCGCTATCCGCGCCGCGCTCGAAACGCGACTCAAAACATGGGCTGATGCCCAAGCGCCACCCGTGCCGATTGCATGGGAGGATTTCCCCTATACGCCAACAGGAGCCCGCTACGTGCGGGCTTTTTTGTTGCCGGCTGAAACGCAAACACCGGCAATGACTGCGGATTACCGGCTCTATGCCGGGCTGATGCAGGTATCGATATGCGTTCCGTCCGGGCAAGGCCCAGGCGCAAGTGACGCGCTGTATGAATCGCTGAAAGCCTCGTTTGACTACCAGACGAAGCTGACAGCGGCAGGAGGATTTACCGTGCTCATCAATCGAGTTCCGGCCAAGGGCCCGGCGATGTCGGGCGATGGGTATCGCGTCCTGCCTGTATCGATTTACTACCGCGCCGATCTGACCACGTAGCAAACCACTTCACTTCCACCGCCCAAAAATCCACGTTCTGAATCCACGCAAACCCGCCCATTGAGGCGGGTTTTTGCATTTCTGGAGTACCCAAAATGGCAATTACCCTTTCGACAGGTAGCGTTTTCGCTATCGCATCGACCTACGGCACCTCGGTGACGATGTCTGCCATCACCAACGCATCGGAGGCTGTCGCCACGCTGGCGTCCGGCCATTCTGTTGTGGTTGGCGACTATCTGGAAGTCACTTCCGGATGGGGCCGTCTGGACAATAAAATTGTCCGCGTCAAAACCGTTGCGACCAACGACATTACGTTCGAAGGCATCAACACCAGCGATACCACTACCTATCCGACCGGCTCCGGTATCGGCTCGATTCGCCGCATTACCGCGTGGACGAATCTGTCGCAGGTGCAGTCGTCCAGCGTCTCCGGCGGCGATCTGCAATACGCCGATGTGACAGCAATCGATGACGTGGTGGCCAAGCAGATTCCGACCATCCGTTCGGCGGTCTCGCTGTCGCTGACCGTGTTCGATGATCCGTCGCTGGCTTGGTATTCGGTTGTGGCAAACGCCGACGACACACGCACCCCGTATGCGCTGCGCATCACTTCGGCCAACGGCGCCAAGACTGTTGGCAACGCATACTGGTCGCTGCAGCGCACGCCGAACATCCAGCAGAACGCCGCGATGACCACCTCTATCGGCCTGAGCTACGCCGCAGAGCCGACCCGCTACGCGACCTGATAGCAGTTCAAGCCGGCTAGCAGGCAGGCATGCCAAGGCGCGTTTCTCGTTCGCGCCGCTAGCCGGCTTCCTTCATCCAAACGAGATGCATCACCAAAGGCCCGTCAATCGACGGGCTTTTTTCATTTCAAACGAGGAAAACGCAATGCTGAAATTTACCCCGAATCCGACTTTCAAACTTCCTGTAACCATCCATGTGCCGGGCGAAGCCGACGAACGAATCACAGTTGAATTCCGCCACAAGACCCGCGATCAGCTCAAGTCGCTTTTGGACGATATGCGCGAAGGAAAGGCCACCGACGAACAGGTGCTGGGCGATGTCGTTGCCGGCTGGAGCGATGTGGATGAGAAGTTCACGCAAGACGCGCTGAAACAGTTCTGCCAGAACTACGCCAGTGCGGCAGGATCGATCATCGACGCATACATCCAAGGCATCACCAAAGGCCGTGCGGGAAACTGAGAGCGGTAGCGCGGGCGCTCTATGAGCGCCGGCCCACTGCCGACGAACTGGAAGCGATGGGACTGACTCTCGATGACCTGGAAGGGTCAAGCGTAGACGTCTGGCCAGAAAATCATGCCGCTGTTCGCATTTTCATGCGTATGGGCCGCCAGTGGCGACACGGCATGAACGGGCCTACCGGGCTTGATCTATCCGCTGTTCCAATGCTCATGCGAGCGTTGAAGATACCGCGTGAAAAACTGCTGGAAGTGCTGGATTCCATCGCTGAAATGGAAAGCGCAGCACTGGAAGTGATGTACGAGAAATAACCAATCGAAGCCCGGAGAAATCCGGGCTTTTTGCTTTTTAGGCATACGCCATGAGCCAAGACACTACTGCGAATCTGTCTATTGTTGCCAAGGTTGAGGGAGCAGATCGCGCGGCATCGGAACTGGATCGCGTTGCAGCGGCTGGATCACGGGCTGAAGCCGGTGCCAACAAGGCGACCGAGGCGCTGAAAGGCGTCGGGTCTGCCGGGAGCTCTGCTGGTTCAGGCCTTGGCAATGCCGCTAGTGGCGCGGCTTCGCTGAGCAGCGGCATGTCGTCTGTTGCGGCAACAGCAGGAGCTGCGGCGCTTGGAATTGGCGCAACTGTCGCGGCTGTTGGCGCGCTTGCCAATGCTCTGATTCCCGTCGAGCTTGCTGCGCAGAAGCTGCAAAAGACGCTGAATTTCACCAATGACGGAAATATCGCCGCAGCTGCGAAAGAGCTGGACTACCTGCGCGCCGCGTCGAATCGCATTGGCTTGGAATTCAATTCCACCGCGTCGGCTTACGTCAAATTCACTGCCGCGGCCAAGGGCACGGCTATTGAGGGAGAAACCGCAAAGCGTGTATTCGAAGGCCTGTCCAAGGCCTCTGTCGTGCTTGGCCTATCTGCCGACGAAACCTCCGGCGCATTGAACGCTCTGCAGCAGATGGTCAGCAAGGGGAAGGTGCAGGCAGAAGAGCTGCGTGGCCAACTGGGCGAGCGCTTGCCTGGTGCATTCCAGATCGCCGCACGGGCGATGGGAATGACGACTGCCGAACTGGACAAGGCGCTTGAGTCCGGGAAGGTTTTGGCAGAAGACATGCTGCCGAAGCTGGCCAACGAGCTGGAAAAGACCTTTGGCGATTCTGCCAAGAAGGCGGCAGACGACCTGCAAGGGCAGCTTAACCGCATGCAGAACTCATGGACCGAGTTCAAGCAGATTATGAGCAAAGCCGTTCTGCCACTGACCGTGAGCGTTACGGCTGTTGCCGCTGATGCATTGAATGGTGGTAACGCACTCTCAAAAGAGGCGAAACGGCAAGGATGGGGCGCGTTCGGTCAGGGTGCTGCAGCATTCGCTGGAGCGGTAGCAAGCGCTGTCGGAATTGAAACTGATCCTCTGCAGCGCCGTCAAAATCGCCTTTCCGACCTGTACCGACAAGAGCAAGCGTTAATGAACAAGCTGGCCGCAGACGCAGCTGGCGGCATCAGCGCAAGTGGCAATGGCCGCCTCGGCGGGCTTTTCTGGCGCGAGGCACGAATCGACGAGCTGTCAGAAGTCCGTGCAGAGCTGGCGAAGATCAACAAGGAAATTGAGGCCGATTTCGCCGCCAGCATCAAGAAGGCATCGAAGTCGCTTGGAGATGCCCAGACGCCGGAAATGTGGGCCAAATGGCAGGATGAGCAAGATCAGAAGAAAAAGGCCGCTCTGGCCGGCTGGGAAGAGTACTACGGCAAACACCTGTCGAAAGAAGAAAAATATCAGAAGGCGCTGAAAGAGCTGAAAGAACAGGCCGAAAAGGCCGGAATCAGCAAGGATTCGGCGCAGTATCGCCAAGCAGAGCGCGACATCCGCGAACGGTTTGCCGACAAATCGACCGGGATGTCTGACGCGATGCGCGAGGCCGAGCGCCAGCAAGAGCGGCTAAATGACCTGCTGGAAGTCGGCAGCGGCGTCAGCAAGGCCTATACCGCTGACGTGACATTGCTCGGCAAAGCGATGGCATCTGGGAAAATCACTACAGAAGAATATTCTTCTGCAGCAAGCAAACTCTGGAAAACACAAACCGAAGCCGGCAAGGCGTGGGAAGCGTCGGCAGATGCAGCAGACAAGGCCAACAAGGCGCTGAACGTCTGGAAAGCAGACCACGAAAGCCAGCTTGCATCGATCGCCGAAGAAACCAGCGCAGTCGGCCAGAACGCCGCTGCCCGCAAAGTGTTGTTGGCTGGCATGCAGGTCGAAGCAGATGCGCGCAAGAAGATAGAACAGCTGTCGCTGAACCTTTCCGAGGCTGACCGCGCCGCAGCCGTGTCCGCAATCAATGCCGAGCGCGACAAGCAGAAGGCTCTGGTTGAAACAGCACTCATTAAGCAACAAGCCGTCGATGGCGCATATCAGCTCGAACAAGAAAATCGACGCTTTGCAGCAGACTCTATTCTGGACGAGCGCGCGCGATCGCAATCTATTCTTGACATCGAGTCGGAGACTTGGCGCCAGCGCATCGATCTGGCCGAAGTTGGCAGCGAAGAGCGCCGCCGGCTGGAAGGTGCGTTTGCGCAGTGGTACAGCAACCAGCTTTC